ACAACAGGTATTGAGCCTCTGTTTGCTGTTGCTTACAAACGTCGCTTCCTTACGGAAGGAACGAAGTGGAAGTACCAATATGTCGTGGATGGAACTGCTCAAGCACTAATTGCAAAGTATGGTGTTGATCCAGACAGTATTGAATCGGCCCTTGACCTGAGTAATGATTATGAACGACGAATCAAATTCCAAGCAGACATTCAAGATTACGTTGACATGTCAATTTCCTCAACCATTAATCTTCCTGCGTGGGGGAGTAAAGGAAATTCGCTATCAGACGTTGAAAACTTTGCCAGCATCCTTGCACAATACGCTCCGCGTCTGCGCGGGTTTACGTGTTACCCAGATGGAAGTAGAGGAGGTCAACCCCTCACAGCAGTCCCCTACGCAGAAGCCTTGAAACACAAGGACACTGTGTACGACGAGATTGTTGACATCTGTGATCTCACTGGTGGGGGAACTTGTGGAAGTTGAGCCAATTGCTGGCATTGTCTTCGGTCTGGAGCATCTAACTAATCCAGACCCAGAAGGTGATTGGTATTGGGCATACATCTTCAGTTTGGGTATTGTCCGATTCTCTTTCATCAAATTTAAATAAAAGAAAAGCCCCCAAGGTTGTACTATTACTAGTACCTCCAAGGGGGCTTTTTTACGTCTGTTACTTCCAGACTCCTGTCCTCATTTGCTCACTGAGTCGTTTAGCACGTTCAGGTGTTTGTCGTGCCCAGAGGGATTGTAACATCCCCCTAGCAGCGTCTTCGTATTTTCCTGTCTCCACCATCTTTAAGGTGTTTTTAAAGCCTAGAAGGCCCTCTACACCCATCTGAAAGGACATATTGAGAAGGACCCCCTGACGAGCTTTATCTAGCTTTGTAAACCACGGGATGCGTTTTGTGAGTTCCTGTTCGCGGTCGGTAATGTCGTTTTCTAACAAGAACTCAATCTCATTAGGACGCAACTTACCCCCCTTTCGTTTGTCAATCAACCTGCCAACACCAATGGTCCAATAACCAAGGTGGTCTTGATATGCGTGCTCAACAACACCCTCATCACGAATAAGCTGTTTCTTCAACTCGTCTTTCATTTGCTTTCCAGTAGTTTATTCATCCGACCAACGTTTAGAAGTTGTTGTGGAGTGTTGGCATTCATTTGATTGCGTTGCACATCCGTGTACATTTCTTCCTTAATTTGGTTGACGATTTGGGTTTCAGTGATGGCTTTTCCAGTGAGTTCTGTATAGAGAGCACTCAACTCCTGTACCCGCTTGGTGTTACCTGTACGGGCAGCAGAGTAGATACGGTCTATCAACTCACCAGAGCGTTTCTCAAGGGCAAGATTAGCCGAGCTAGTGGCGTAGGCCACATCCCGAGTCTTCACCTCTTTCTGGCTACGGACACCCCACTGACGCACAGCAATCTCTTCTGGACTACGTTCATAACCACCTTTGCGGTCAGCTAAGTCAGAAGTCTTGAAGAACACCGTGCGCCCAGTTTCAGGATCAACCTCGTGAGTATAACCTTTCATGAATGGGGCGGTTTCCAGTAGGCCCTGTAGACCCACAGGAGAAACGTTCATAGCAGCTTGTGCCCACTTCGTACCGTCATCCACAGAAGCCACTGCACTGCCCACACTACCAATTTGTTTAGCAATGTCAAGTACAGGACCAGCCGGAGACTGAAGCATGGCACCAGCACCAGGAGCAGAGACACGAGAAGTCATACCAATACCAGAGGTATCAGACAATGCACCGTAAACAGCACTGTCACCAGCAGTTTCCATAAGCCACAGCTTAGGATCAGACCAGAACTTACTCTTCATAGCTTTTGCCCAAGTGTCCGTAGGCATTACATTGTCACGAATCCACTTATACAGCTTATCCATGTCATCAAAGCCAGGAAGACCCATAGCACCTGCTAGAGCATATTGCAGAGCCAACATTGCCATAAGACCTGTAGGGCGTCCCTTAGAGGCCTCACCAAGCATATAGGAATACTGGTTGTAGAAACTCATTGGGTACGTTTGTAGCGTGTTTAAGAAGTTACCAGCACTACCCATCTTAGAGAACATCAGCGGACGCTCTGTTTCCCGATAGTCCACCATAGAGGCATTCACCAACTCTTCTGCTTTTTGGAACAGAGCGGTTTTGTCCGAGAACTTGCTACTGTCTTTAAGCATTTGAGCATAGGTCATAAAAGCAACAGAACGCACCAAAGTTTCAGGAGCACTCATTGTAGCTTTACCAACAGCACCAACAGCAGTCTTCACTTTACTCAGACTCGACTCAAGTGGGCTCTCATCATATACCGAACGAGCAGTAACACCGTTTTGTTCAGCATACAAGATAGCATCCTTGAGGAACTGGTCTGGAAGCTTGTTGAGGTACTCACCACCAAGAGACTTCATATAGTGAGAGGCCGTCATCATGATGCCAGCAGGTACACCAACCAAAACAGCAGTAGCAGGATTCCCCTTATACCCTTGACCACGAAGGTTCATCAGGTAAGGCAGCACGTTACTTGTTTGGATTAAGTTAGCCGCCGTGTAACCAGCACTGGCAATGAGTTTTTGGGTAATGAAGAAACTCTTCACCCCACCAACAGCACTGTCAATCACCTGTGGACTAACACCCAATCCTTGACGTAAAGAGTCGTTTAGTGCACGAGTTACGTTTGCTTCACCCATTCCAATGGCATTCTTGAAATATTCACGGATGTACTTCACGTTGTTGGGTTGCTGTTGTTGCAACTCTTTGTCAGAGACAAGAGCTTTAATGTCATCAGCCGCCTTTTGCATCTCACTCCAACGGAAAGCATTCTTCGCATATTGAATCTGTTGTTGAAACATTTCAACAGCTTCTTTACCCGGATTCTTCCAAGGACGATCGCCAACAAAGCCATGCACATTACCCTTCTTTTGGAAGTGTTTCTCTTGTGCCAGAGTACGGCTACCTTCTGCAATGGTTTGAGCTTCGATAGCTTCCTTAATCTTGTTGATGGCAGGATCATCTCGCCCAAGCAAATCAAGCATTGTGGAATACATGCTTTGCAGGTCGGTGGTAGACTGACCAGACTTCACAACATGATCTTTAGCTTTGTCAATAACCAAATCAGGGAACATCTTCAACAGAGACTTCGTTTCTGCTTCTAGTCCCAGCTTGGTTTTAGCAGCCAGATACCACACCACTTTACCCTCAGAATCCATAATAGGGCGACGGAAGTCTCCTTGCCAACGGCTCGATAGGTAGGCTTCTTGTGGAGTAATCGGCTTTTGGCCTTTAGCTACACGAGCAGCGTTCTGCGCATCCATAGTTTTGTCAAATAGGTTACGCATGTTGGTGTAGGCTTCCAGTTGCTTCACCGTCAGGTTTTCTGCAAGAATGTCCCCATCATACCGTTGTCCCGAGAACATCTCGTCTTTCATCAGGGTTGCTACATCCGTCATCTCTTGACGAGACAGCTTACGTAGGGCACCCTCTGCCGGGAATACCCATTGACGGTTGTTCCATTCAGAACGCTTGAGGGCATTCTGGACAATCTCCGAGGCAGCCTTGATGGCAGCAGAACCAGTCTTCATTGCAGCACTGGTAGCACCACTCTGAACGTAGGTCCACAAACGACCATCTTTACCTTCCGCCTTAGCCTTAGCCAGCACCTCTTCAATGTTGGGGTTCTTGGGAATGGTGTTATCCCCCAGAGCCGTAGAGTTGTCCATCTTGGTTTGATCTGACCAATCAATGAGCAGACCACCACGCTGGCTTTTTGGGATACGGGAACTGGGTATAGAGAAAGCATTCTTGACCTGCTCAGGGGCAAAAGCCATTACCTCTTTCATCTCATCACCATTCTTCACAACAACACCATCAAATCCTGATGCTTTGAGTTTGTCTGAAAATTGTTTGCGAGAGAGTTTATCACCAAGAAGCAGACCGCGATGTTCTGGGCTACCCATTTCAATCTCAAAAGGGTTCTTAATGTCTACATACGCCTGCTTGACATGACGCCCACTCTCAGGTCCTGTCGCGTAGTTGTTAGCTAACGTTTTGCTTTCTGTAAGATAGATGCCCTCACCTAAAGTTCCAAGCACTGGACGTTCTGGACCATCATAATCACCACGTACTCCACGGAACAGTGCCTTCAATTGCCCACTAGCATCTTTAATTTTACTAGATACAAACTCAGGAAAATCTTTAAGGAAAACGTCAGGAGCAACCACACCTCGTTGGCTTTTTTGTGAGGCGATAAAGGCTTCCTTACGGGATTTTGAACCTAACGGAATCTTGGGACCATCTGCTTCCATCTTTCCCACTTCAAACGCTGGGTCTGCTGGAAGCTCCCCACGCAACAAATCTAGAGCAGATTGACGAGTGGTTCCCGGAGCAAACTTACCATTCTCTCGATTACGGATTCCTTCGGGCATATTGTCAATAGCCTCAGTCAAAGGAATCTGTCCTTCAGGATCATTGCGGAATTGAACAGGATCAGAGAAACGTTCAACACCTGGAATGTCTCCAGTGGCCATATCTAATGGCTTATTGGGATCACGGGGGAAGTTGGCATCCAACTCATCACCAAACAAATTACGTTGGAGAGGTTGTTGGAGGTTCTGGGCCTCCATAGAGAGGTCTGCACGAATGGGAATACCATTCTCATCCACACGCCACATATCAGGAGCCATCTCCGTTTGATAGGGGCTGATGGGACTGCGCTCATCAAATTGGTCGAACAAACGCATTTGTTCAGGTACAACCGGAGCCTCTGGAGCTTTTGCTTCAGGGGCTTTTTGTTTTTGTGCTGCACGAACGCTGTCAACCTTAGAAACCTTCTTAGCAGGACGCTCTCCCATAACCCCCTGAGTAATACCACCAACAGCTGCATCTAGAGCCCGACGACGGGCGTCATATGGATTGTAGGCTTTCTTGGTTTCCTCTTGAGTAGCCAGCAACTGAGTCAGGGCATCTGAACCAGCACCAGTCGCAACGTTGGCTGCTGCACCAATAGCTGCACGTCGAGCAAACGTCTTGGCAGGAGCCATAGGACCCATACCAACAGCGTTCAGGGCTGCATCTGCAACAGTGGCCGGAACAGCCCTAGAAAGGGGCTCACCAAGTTTAATAAGGTCCATACCCTTTTCTGCTGCTTGACCCACCATAGCAGGAATCTGAGCAGGAAGAGTTACAAGAGTGGCACCAATGTCTTGACCCAAAGAAGTTTCAAGATTGTCCGGGTTTGCCCACTTATCACGGGCAGATCGGTTGGCATCCATCTTACGGAAAATCTCATCCCCCTGTTCAGGAAATCCTGCGTAGGTGGCCAGCGCACCAGCAGGCAAACTGATAGCACTTTCAATAGCATTACCAGCACTTGCCAGAGACTTCTTCACAGCAGTACCAAAACCAGCACTCTTCTTTTCTTTAGGAGGAAGGGTGTCCACGTACGCCGACATTTGGGCAAACTCAGCCTCAGTGGGCTGATGCTGTACTTCAAAGTCATAGCCTTTATAAGAAAACGTCGGCATAAGGTTCCTTTATTTCATTATCCATCCGGGAGGGAGGGTTGGTTTTGCTGGAGCTACAGGAGCAGTTGTGGGTGTAGCGTTAGGCATCGGAGGTACCACAGGGGCAGGGCGAGGGGGATTAGTAGCAATACCCGTACCACTAAGATCAGGTTTTCCTACCAGAGGATCAGGACGCTCTTGGGCCTTTATCTGGTTAACATACGCAAGCTGTTGTGAGAAATAGTCATAGCTTTGTTGGTCACCCGCCGCTCGAGCTTGCTCCATTCGTTGTAAAAGAGAGGCTCGGTATTGGTCAGTAGACATTTTGATAGGACCGCCAACAGAACTACGACTACCACCAGAAGATGCCCTAATTTGTGCAGTTCGTGCCTCAGCAGCACGTTCTTTCTCTGCTTCTTGTGCGCGGAACTTTTGCTCATCCCGCAGCTTGAGGAAGTCTTTGTGCTGTCGAAGAAGAGTCTCTCCTTGAGAGCGGATGTTTGGATCGCGGCTGTAAGCCATACGCTGACCCTCATATTCCATAGCATCTAAGTCAGCTTTAGAAGCTTTCATAATGAACTCTCGTTGAGCAGCATTAAAAGCTTCTTTCTCTGTACCCATTTTAATTCGCGTATCTACACCCAGCCCTTGATTCTCCATGCGAGCTTTGTCAAGTTTTAGGGGGTTATTTTGCTCGTTAAAAATATTTTGTAGTTCTGTAGCTTTTCGGTTTTCTTGCTCTTGAACAAGTTTGTTTTGTTGAAACTGTTGGGCAAGGTCCATGTCGTTCATTGCGTAATGAGTTGACATAGGACCTCCACCAAACATCTTGGAGTATTGGTCGTAACTAGGGAGGTCCATTAAAACTCCTTATGCTTGATAAGATGAGGCATCCCAAGAATCCCCACTATCAAACGTGGGGTATTGGATGTTTGTTGGAACGGCTGGAGAAATGGCCGGTGGGTTCTTAAACATACCACCAAGCTGGTCAACCAAGCCGCTTTGGCGAGCCATTGCATACAACGTGTTCAGTTGTTGATTACGGGCCAGCTGTTTAGCTTCAGCTGCGCGCATGTTCTGTTGTGCGATGTTGGGACCATATTGTGCGGCCATCTGGGCAAGCTTTGCTTGGAGTTCCACCGCACGGGCTCCATATTGAGAGCGGCGACCAGCAGCAGCATCCTTACGCTCAAGCTCTTTGCGCATGGTTTGAGCATAAGAACTATTGGGACCAAACATGGAGCTAAGGTCTTGTGTGTTTGCTGAAGCAGCTCTGGCTTGTTGATTAGAGGCCCACAAACTACCTAAACCAGCTCCAACTTGTCCCCAATCGACACCACGACCACCACCACCCGACATGGTAGAAGATTGTCCTTGTGCACTGGGGTTGATACCGGGAGTACGTGCAGCATAACCACCAAGCTGACCACCAACTTGGGCACCGAGGGGTCCAGCAAGTTGTCCACCAACAAACCCCCCAGCAGCAGACATACCTAAACCAAGGGCTTTCTTTCCAACGTCTTTACCCATAGCAGCGTCAACACCCAAACCCAAACCAGCACCCAATAGCCCGTTACCGGTCAACCCACCCACTACGTTACCTACCGCTTGACCATACTCACCTTTGTTAAAGGCATTGTAGGCGTTGTAAGCCATCATAGCTGGACGAGTCGTCGGATTCATGTTTAGAGCAAACATTCCCAGCTTTTTCATGTTTTGAACGAACGGGGAATCCATCCACGATTGTTCTTGTGGAACAGCAGGGGAGTACATCTGACTGAGATTACTAGAGGCATCATAGGAAGGTCCCATGAAGTTAAAGGAAGTGTCTACTGGAGACATTCCATAAGCAGTCCCATCCAGTAAACCATCTACATCCATGTTCCAGTTTTGATTGCTATTGCCACCACCTCCACCAAAACTACCAGGACCAATTCCTAGATTACCACCAAGAGAGTCTGTGTTTCCACCATAGTCTCCACCAAAACCACCTCCACTATACCCACCATCGTTATCCCCATAACCACCACCAAATCCGCCTCCTCCGAAGCCACTATCTCCATCAGACATTCCTGTAGAAATTGCCATTTCTTTTCCTTTAAGGTTTCGTTGTACCTAAATCAGTTGTTGAGACAACTCCTGTATTAGATACTTGGAGTCTCCAATAATGCCCATCAGGGCTTTTTAGCACTAAGCCGTTAACACTATCGTCCACAACAACATCATCCGTGGTGTCAACTCCACGGGTACTACGAGTAGCCGTAGCCTCTGTGTGTTGTGCGGAAGTTAGGTGATACCTTTCACCAGCAGTCCCGCCTTGGATGCTCTGTAATTGTGCATGTTCTCTTGTAGCTAAATCAGAAAGAGAACTGCCTGCAAAATTAATGTTTGACCAAATAACAGTGATGTTTCCCGTGTTAACAATGGTTCGTAGTTTCTCGTACCAATCGTTCATGAAAGAGTGTCCCGGTGGAACACCTATAGGAACAGGGGGAAGTATTACAGCCATTACCGATTACCTATGTTATAATCAACCTCAAAATGTTCTACACGGAGAGGGGCGTTTTGTGTAAAAACCATTTTAAAAGCTCGTTGAAGGAATCGCCCAAGTCGGTGTAAGACAGGACGCTCTAGAGACATATCAACAGTCCTCGGTGTGGAAAAGGTTTGGTAGTCATCATCCGTCCAAGAAATGCTCAACAAACTACCTAGATACCGATCACCAACAACCAACAATCTAGACATAAACTTTTCGTGCATGGTATCAAACATTTGTTTTTGTGTTTGAGTAGTCACAGTAAAATCAACACCATCGTCACGATACAGCGTAGGTTTGAATTGATATAAAGACAAACTACCGTCAAGAGAGAAGAGAGACGCCCATCCATCCGAGAATAATACCATTACTGCGTCTTTGATAGCACAGTTATTAGTATTTTGAAAAGCAGCCTGAGTCCACACCTCTGTATCTAAATCCATCCAGTAGGTTTTAGATCGCTCAGATAAAGAGTAAAACTGGTGGCCCCCATTTTGAATCACGGCTGCATGGATTGTTCCAGATGGTTGTAAGAACCTAGAAATAATGGGGAGAGGCTTAGAGTCCATTTTAGCATCTTCGGCTATAAACAACTCTGGTCCTGTTTTTGAGGTTTTCCCGATGAAGTACAGCTTACTACCATGTTTTGTCATTCCTCCAAGGTATCCCACGTTCTTCACAAAAGTGTCGTTACGTTGTAATGGGCTGCCTGAAGTGTTGGCTGCGTCGAAGAAGTATTCGACCGAGGAAGTGCCAAAAGCCAGAATGTAGTTGTTAAGTTTCTCTAGTCGAACTAGTTTATCAGAAGACATTTCAGCAGACAGAAAGTCACCAGAAGTAAAGGCGAGTGGATCATTGAGATCACTGTTATAAATATCGTTTGTTCCGGTCTTGAGGAGAAACAAGTAACCATCTAAGAAAACAATATTGGGATCAAAAGAAGAAGGTTGGTCCGCGTCTGCCCCAACCACAAGAGTGTTTGCAGAATCAATTGTTACCAAACGGCTACCATCCCCAGCAACAATCTTGGTGTCTCCGGTATCGTAGTAAAACTCTGTAAAACCAACAGTGCCTGTAGTAGTTAAAAAGGCTGTTACAGTAGCCAACACAGCTCCGGTAGTGGCCGTCAAGATATCAATCTTGTCTCCATAAGCTACCAATAGTTTGTTGGCATCTTCCCAGTAAAACATTCCACGAATAGTACCAGAGGGAACTGTGTAGGGGTATTTACTTGAACCATCTCGTTTTACAAAAGCAAAGCTTTTGTCCCCAAGGATTTTATCCATAAACGGATCAAAAAACCCGTTGACAGCCATTGTGTCTTTGTCACTATCCGCATCCCGATTGTTCAGTGCCCAAAGAGTTTTTACATCTTTAGTTTGGTAGGTACTTTGAGAAGGAGCTTTACTGAATGCCACGGTCTTTTTCCTTAAAAGAAAGTAAGTACTGTTTAGCGGCTTCTAGTAGTTTTTCATTATCTGAAAAATTACCAAGACCGGAATTACAGCGGTTACATAAAAGGCCCCGCACTATTCCTGTAGCATGACAGTGGTCCACACACAGGGGCCGAATATCGCCCTTTTTGTTTTTTGCTGTTTCCGGTTTTCCGCAGATTTTACATTTGTTTTCCTGCTCTACCACCATTTGAAAGTAGGCGGCGGCATCTAGATTGTAAAGACGTTTTACATGAGACAAACGAAAATTATCTGAAATTCGTTGGTAATTTGTAACTGCATATTGTTTATGGTAAGCTTTATTTTTTTGATACCATTCCCTTTTTCTTGCACGGTCTTTTTCTTTGTCTTTGTAAGGCATTAAATACCTCGATCAGGATAAAAGAAAAGGCTGCCATCTTCCGTTCCAATAGCAAGAGCAGTGCTCAGTCTCTTCTCTGCTTGTTTCTCATACCAACGACGATCCTCTAGAGGAAGAGCATATTCATCAGACAGAACATGAGCTAGTTGATAGATGAGAGCATGTGCCCATTCCTGTGGAAAATCTAGTGTTTCTGTACCAGAAGTAAACACATCAAATGGCCGCTGAAATGTTAAGATAATTTGACTACCTGTAGGAACAGACGTACTGGGTTCCGGCCACACAGAAAGAACACCAACATTGTTCATGGGCTGATAAGTCACCTGAACAGGGGTACCAGAAGTAGACACAGGGAGATTGTTATAATCATAGTGTGCCAAAATCTGCATATTTAAGCGAGTCGAGCTACCTGTTAGTGCCAAGTTTGCTTGATAGAGTTTTAAAGGAAACGGATGATTAATGGTTTCTCCAATCCCTATCTCATACTCTTTTTGTCCCGGAACCAAAGTGATTCCCAACTCTTCCCGTTTCCAGAGAGGCATTCCCAGAGTAGCAAACTCTGTGATAATAGCATTCAGTGCCTGTGCCCCTTCTGAAAGTTGGGTAGTATTAGCAGACTGGCCTTCACCAACAACACTGATTTTACGCAATGCTGCGTTGATGATTTCGTCACGAGTTAGTTGCCAAATAGTGTTGTTTGAAGTAGCCATTTATTTCCTTGACATAATAATACGAGAACCAAATAAGAAACCAAAGGCAATGTTAGCTGCCTCTAGCCCGAGAGCACGGATTCCATCGTCTACAGGAAGATAAAGAGTAGAGAGGCCGATGGTGATGACTACTAGAGCCCCGAGATAGCGGCTAGAAGCCCTTAAATCCACCACCCACTGGGAGGGTGTGCCTACAGGTGTGTCTAGCGTTGCTACGGCTTTCATTCGCTCAATCTCACTGTTATCCAGTTTGATTTGATCGTCTACCGTAGTAGGTTTGACCCCACCCGTCCATCTATTGACTGCTTGTTTAATACCCTCAACCCCAACAGGAATAAGGGCACCTATAATAGATTCAAGTAACATAAACGTATCTTTTGGTTTTGCGCAGGGCTAGTTTCATGCGTTGTAGTACGGAACTTTTACTTGTGTCGTCCCCACATACATGACTATGTAGCCTGCTGGGTTTGCTGGAAGCGCACCAGATGCCCCGGCAGTGGCAGAGCCTGAAACCTGATAACCGATAGTCAGAGAGTTAGCCGCACCAGACGGAGCGCCCCAAAAGCGAATTTGATTGAAATGCCCCATCAACCAGCGAAGGGTGGACGCACCAATATCCCAAAGGTTGTCACCAATGGGGAACAGCCGACCTCCGAAGCGTTGCGCGGCCTCAGTGCCCGGTGTCGTGTGCTCGTGGTAGTGGTTCCAGACTCCAGAAGACCCGCTGTACTTGGTACGCGCCTCTCTGGACGTGGTTTTTTCCACGTCAAGAAAGCCCGCCGTTCCATCGTCGCCTGCGATTCGGTATCCCTTCCCAGACCCGCCCGACAGTTCAAGCCTGCTTTTGAAACCCGCCCGGAAGTTGGCATTGTGATTAAGCTGGATGACCTCGTTTCCATCGAGAGACCCGGCCACACCGCCGACATTCCCGACAACAACCCCTTCAAGGATTGCAATGCGGTTACCGCTTGCAAACTCTCCAACGTAGACGTTTCCCGCCGCATTGCTTTCAGCGTAGATAGACAGGTTGTTCCGCGTGGAACCGATATAGACGCCCCAACCAGCATTTGACTGCGCAATAATGGTCCCACCGCTGTGTGTTTTGCTGGCGTAGGCATCAGACAAACTGATCCCATCGTCAAATCGCACGCCGTCGCGCCCGTTGTTGCTCGCGTCAATGAACCCAGCCAACGTCCATGCATGGTTATCAGGCGACACAGGACGGTCAAATCTCAAACCGTCACGTCCATTTGACCGAGTGCGGATGCTTGACAGCGTTCCCGAGTTGCCAGCGTACAAAACAATGCCGTCCTGGCCTGCACCGGTCACGATCAGGTCATGCAAGTGGGCACGATCTGCTAGACTGCCAGCAACCGTGCCAATGTTCAGCAGGTTCTTTGTGTGGGTGCCGGTCTTGTTCAGCGTCAGTCCGTGGACCTTCACAAACTCACCTGTCAGCTCCATGGCCTCAACGTCCGCAGTCGCAGTCACTACCGTCAGCCCTGCTCCTGCGCCTTCAATATGCATCCCGTTCGTTACGCTCCATTTCGTGCTTCTGCGCCACGTTCCACGCGGCAAATACAGGTGCTTTTCTGTGGACAGCATCACGTCCAAAACTGAGGCATGGTCTGCCGCGCTGGCCCCCGACTGAATCAGTTCTTGCTCTACTTTGCTGAACCCGCGCAGCGCGTTGTATCCGTTGCTGGTGTTCTTGACGACGAGGAAACCCAGCGTGTCGTCATCGAACGTTTGTGAAAGGGGCGAATGTATGGTATCATTGACTTCATTAAGCCATTCCGAAGTAACAACAGTTCCCGGAACAAAGTTAGTATCTGCCATTATTTATCCGCCTTCTCGTCTAGTTTATCAGAAATACGTTGAAACATTCCTCGAATCTCTGTAGCAAATTCTTTGAAGTCATTTTTTGGAACATAGTCTTTTGCTATTTCTTCTCGGAGTTTTGCTAAATCACTCTTCAAGTCTTTTACAGCATCCCAGAGTTGACGAGCAAACCAGCCCATCGTTGCAAGAGCAGTTCCTGCTCCAATATTAATTATAGTTTGATACTCGTTCATACTCATCCAAATTTTACATGATAAAGGGTCTCGTATGCGAAAGTGGCTTCATCCGCTCTCATACAATCTGCGGCTCCGAGGTCGGCGTAACCAGAAGACTCATAAATATAACAAACAGGTTTAAAAAGGTCTTCTGGACGAGGCCGTACCCAATCAGGAATAGCTTTCTCTGCACGAATTTTAATAAGGTCTTGAGGATGACGTGTTTCAAAATCATTATCACAAACCATCAAACCTTGCCAATCTTTTCTCAACTCTGAGCTTTTAAACTTAAACCCACATCTATCACATATAGCGTTATACTGTCCCGACAAAAAGTACGTCATTAGGTCGTTCCTGCAAAAGTTAAAGGAATTTTTGTGGTTACTGTAGCAACGCCACTGCCATTAAAGCTTATGGGGGCTGTTCCAGACAAAAACAGTATTCCTGATGGAATAACAATTTTTGTTTTTATTAAAGAAGTATTCCCAGAAAAAGAAATGGTTCCGGTGGGAGAAACAACGTACCCATGTAGTAAAACACTATCTCCAGAAAAAGAGATTGTTCCTGAAGAAACAAATACTTTCCCTTTACTGATAACAGTTGTTCCAGAAAAAGAGATTGTTCCTGAAGGAACGATGGTAACAGAAGTAGAACCATTGCTTAATGTTAATGGGGCGCTTCCAGATAGCGTAACGTTTCCAGAAGGTGTTATTACTACATTCTTTTGTAAAGAAATAGAAATAATTCCTACAAAAGAAATAGAACCTGTTGGGTTGATCGTGTAAGAAACAGCCGAAGTTGTGTCAAAAAAATCTGTTACTAAAAACATACCAACAAGACCATCATCCCATAAATCAGACCCCCCAGAAATTCTTGGCTCAAAGTCTACTTGAGGATCGCTGATTGCCATGGCTTATCCATGCGCAATCTTGCCGGTTGCCCGGATGGTCGTGCCAGACCCCACGCTGTAAAGGCCGATAGGAAAAAGGCAAGAACTGTTCGAGATTTCTGGGATGCCAAGGCTCGCCCAGTCGTTTGTGAAACGGGCATTGGCTACTGGGCAAAAAACGCCGGCGCGGTAGCGGGTCGCGGTGACGCCGAAGCTGCCCGCCGTGCCGGTGGTAGCAGACAGGGTGACGCTGTTAACCCCTTGAATGTACTTCCCGGAGGCTGCGGCGGGAATGAACGTATTGAGCGGCTGCATGAAAGAAGCCACCCGCGTTGCTGCCAGCGATATTGCCGACAGGCTCCCAGTGGTGCCGTCGTTGTACGTCACGTTGACGGTTGCCGTCACGGCGGTGGACCCGGTAGCGGTGTACCACTCAAGCCACCATTGCACGTCCGAATAATTACTGTCACCGATCCGCGCTGACAGATTGTTTGTTGCCAATAGCGCGCCCAAGTTCATACCGACTGTCTGCGCAGTGGTCAAAGTTCCGTTTAGCCCGCCCATGTGACACAGGCGGTCATGCACTTCTAACGTGTTGGCAGCGGAAAGGGACGCCTCAAGGATCGCCAGATAACTTGTTGCCGGCGCAGTCTGCTGCGAAAATTGAAGCGACCCAGCAAGATTATGGTCGCAGACAGCAGTGCCTCCAGGGATAGCTCCCTGCCCTGGTTGCCCTGTTACCCGCCAGTACGAAAAGAACGCACCACCAGCCACACCGCTGATGGTACCCTTGTCGATGACGATGCAAGACGAGTTGTTCGCCATCGCGTTGATTAGTTGGTCGCGGGTGGTAATAGTCATTAGTTAGCTCCAATAGCTGGGGTCAGCTTAATATTATCCCCGCTATTTGTAATAGCAAACGGGGCGGCTCCATCACGTTCACTATATAGTAACGTACCAGAAGTAGCCTGGGTTACATAATATCCATAGATATTTTCAGAAGTAGTACCAGAACACGTAAAGGTTTGTTGTGAACCATAAGAGATAGTGCCACCAGATGGAGCATTCCAAGAAGCTCCTGTCAAAGTAATTGCAGCATAGCCCGGAAAGGTTGCTTCAGTATAAGTACCAGCCACATCCGTATCTGATGGAGTGATGTTATTTTTAAACAAACGCAGCACAAGGTTCTCAGGGGCTGTCCGATTCACAATCATAGCAAGAACAAGATTCTCACCTACATCGGGAAAATTAAGAGCCATAGCCTAGTTCCTTTGCCTGTTCACGAGAAATGTTCCTACGAATAGCAGGGATTTCATCATAAGTAGCTTGTCGAAGTTGTTCCAACAAAGCCAGTTGAATTTCTACCGTTTCTCCCGTGATAGAGTCCACTCCATGAATTTCACAGGGAGTCCCCAATTTATGGAGAATATACGGTTTTGTATTATAGATCACCCACATACCACCACGCCAGTTTTTAGTCAAAACAGTAGGTTTTTCTTTGGGTGCAAAAAGAGAGAGGACTTTTTTAAACATTACAGGACAATGAATTGAAGACTAATGCCAACAGCAGTACCAGCAGAAAGGTTCAAGTTAAGAGCCTCTCCTTCAGCGGTTTCAAACCAACCATGTTCATTAAACGGGAGAACAAGACCGCCGTTTGCTGCAAGAGAAAAAGTTGCAGAAATATCATTCGATGCTGATTGCACTTTAACACTATTTGCACCAGCAGAAATAGCTGCCAAAGAAAGCACACGAATTCGGCCTCCGGTCACAGCAGCAACAATTTGATTAGCTCCAAGAGAAGCTGGATTAGCAAAACCACGAGCAATTGCCGTGTATTTTGGGGGTGCGGAAGTCACATTCATAGAAATCTCCAAAAGAAAAGGGGAGTATCCCATTTTAAAGAACACTCCCCTCTTGGGTTATTTACAGTTGGATGGTTTCACCAGCACCAACCACAGCATACTCGATCTTGACATACCACGGACCACCAGCAGACGATGCCGTGCCAGATTCCGTGTATTTAGCGTAGATTGGGGTATCTCCAGTGAGCTTCTCCATGAACGCCGTACCAACCGCAGCAGCACCAGAGGGGTTGTAACCTTCCCCAGTAGCAGCAGTTTTTACGTCATACGAAGCCAAAAGCTCGTTAGCAGAAGAAGTAGTTCCAACATCAATTGTGGCGGTAGTACCAGCATTGCTAGCAGCCTGACCAACCACATACATACCAGTAATCACGGCATCACGGGGGAGCCAAGCTCCCACGAAAGCCGTAGTGTCGGTACGTACAATTTTAACTACTTTTTCAAGACTTTCACGAACTTTGGGATAACTCAGTGAAACAATAGAAGTTGCAGCCATGTTATCCCCTTAAATTAAGCGCCAGCCGAGCCGTACACACCGCGCCAATCAGTCCAACCGAACGAATAACGAGCGGTAGCCTTGAACTTAGCGTTTTCAGTGTCGAAGTCGTTATCCATCTCAAACGAATCAGCACGACGCTCGAAATACTTCGGACCATGCTTCACGTTTGTGCGGATGAACCAAGCATCAGCATCCGTCAGGTAATGGTTAGTCACAACCTTTGGAATAACACCCAGAGTTTTCAGGGCGTTCAGGTCGTTGCTATCCGTACCAACACGGCCATCCGAAGCAAGAATACGCTTGGCTTCAAACATCAGTTGACGCGGGATAATGAGGGTCTCGGGTCGCACAGCAATCAGAAGACCCGCATCGTTGGTGAAACCAGCAATGTCAATACATGCTTGCTCCAGAGCAGCTTCCGACAAGTCAGCAGACGTTGCCAAAATGTTGCTTTGAGTACCACCCTTGATGTTGGGGTGGTTGTTAGCAATCATTGCCACACCATCACCACCAAGATACGAACCCGAGAAAGCTCGGTTATATACGTTGGCACCGATGATTTCTTTGGTTTGACGCATCGAGTAGGCAAGACCTTCAGCCTTACGCTTACCAACAATGTCGTACTGGTCATCTTCCATCATCTCACGAGTGATGACGAATCCCAGCGCAAACACTGCATGTTGGTAGCGAGTGATGAAGCCTTGACGCTCGCTGTCGTACGAGATCGGAGCACCCTCACTCTTTTGAACTGCCAGCCCAAAACCAGAAGTACCCACATCTTCTTCCCACGCCTTGCTCGAAGAATGTTTCTCGAACAGCGACGTGTATTCGACGGGATACTCATCATATGCTTTACCGTACCAAGCGTTTACGCCGGGCCAGAGGGCCTTTGCAAAAGAGCCACTATTAATCACACCAGACATTTATCTATTCCTTTTCTAATTAGACGCCAGCGGAACCGGTACCAGCATTCAGTTGATGGTTGTTAATACGCACGTAAACGTTCGTAAAAGCATCACCAATGTTGTTGTCCGGGCGTTGCGGGAAGCCCACAAGCTTCAGCGGAAGGGTAGCCGTAGCAGCTTTGGTAGACAAATCCACTGCCATACCAGAAGCACCAGAAGTCGTAGAACCAGCAGACACATCCACTTCAGCATTTAGACCAATGTCGGCGGTAGCCAGAGTAGCACCCATAGTCTGAGCTTCAAAGATCAGAGTGGGATCATCTGCAACTAGCAGGTAACGATCAGTGGAAGCACGGCGATAAACCGGAGTATTCAGGTCCGTCACCGGAGGGACGTTTTGAGTGTCACCCACACCAGAGAACAAGATACCAACCACAACGCCCACAGCGGCCTCCGTTGCACCACCAGCATGGCGGGCGACAGTCGGAACACCGGTCGGGCTACGGCTGTCACCAGCCAGTTTAACCACGTCACCAACCATGATGACATCAGAGTTAGAAGAGGGAACAAAATAAACGTTCGCTTGGCCCACATAAGGTGCGCCGTTGGACGTTTTCACGGGACGAAGCCCGTTAATACGCGAAACACTTGCCATTAGTTTTCTCCAATTTAGCAAATAAGAATACCTAATGGCACAGAACTAAAACATTAATCTCGGGTGAGTTTAATGTCTCCGTATGTACCATTAAGAGCTTTTTCTCGGGTGGCACGTTCAATCTCAGCGTTATGTGCTAGCTTACGGGCTTGGTCTTCTTCATACCATTCCTTTCGCTGTCGCATCACAAAAGCCTTAGTTCCCTGACCAACAGCAAGCTGTTTACCAGAACCCAAAGACGACGAGGAATTGACTCGTTTATCCCCAACCGACACAGACTCATCAGGCACGATTTCATAACCGGCCTCTTTGAACTGTGCAATACGATCATCTACGTCATTAACAATACGATAGGTGTAGGCAGGGTCTTTTCCCTTGATCGTCAAGATATTACGCGTACCAACAGGGGTACGCTGAACGCGGCCACTCGGCGCTTTAGAAATTGCTTCTTTTTCCATACTTATTGTCCTTCAAGTTTCTTCAAGGATTCGATGTACTCTTTTTCCGTCAGAGCACCCGTGCGAACAAAGGTCATCATGACTTTTCGTTGTTCAGGGGAGAGTTGGAAGGAGCCATTAGAACGACCTCCTTTACTACCACTCTCTACTGGGTTGGGACGGTTTTGACGAGGGTTAGAAAATTTGTGAGGAAACTCTTTCTTCACTTCTTGTTCCACTCGTTTAAGCACTTCTCGTGGTGTCAGGCCCTCTGCCCGTAAATCTCTACCGAGGGCGTCAGCAAACGCCTTCATGGGAGCACTGGACACATACCAAGAGTTGCGGTCTTTCCACTCAACAAACTCTGGATGCTCTTCGCCAGATTCTTCAGGAGCACTTTGCTCCGCCACTCGGACTTTATTTTGTTCTTCTTTAACCAAGTCAATGCGCTCTTCGGCTGCAATGACTGCATCAGCATCCCCTTCTTCTAGAGCTTGTTTTTTCTGCTCACGAAGGGTTTTGAGAGCATTTTTATACTCTACTTCTCGGAGGTCTGCTTGAAGCTTAGAAAGCTCGTTTAAGGCACGTTTAACGTCTTTCAGCTCACGGTTTTGCATATCAATGCGTTTGAACAGCTCGCCGCGACGCAGGAACTCACCAGCGTCTACCCACTTATGTTCATCACCGTTAAATTCTTCTTTAGGCACCCAACCCTGTTCACGAGCTTCTTGCTCAACCGGAGACAGTTCAGGTGCTTGTTCATTCCCCTCGGGGATAAGATTTTCATCAGCCATTTTTTTCTTCCTTAATTACACAAATCAAATCCTCGTCATTGAGGAGAATGTACTCGATTCCAGATTCAGGGTCTTCTACAACTTTACCAGCAAAGCGGGCATAGTTCACAGAATCTCCTACTTTCACCGGAGGATCGACGTTATAGTCTCGATAGGCGGTGTCGCCGATGGCAACAACAACTCCACGATCTACACTAGCCTGAGCACGTTTCATGTCCTCTAGTTCTGGAATTACCAGACCAAAAGACTTTGCACGTTGAATGTCTTTGTTGACTTCTTCAAATTTCTCAGGCCGTACAACAATACGATGCAGCAGCGGTACAATCAATTTGTGTCTCCCTCGTCCTCTAGACGAATAAGGTAAACATCCCGCAGCGCGGCGATGTAACCAACTCGATAACGGTCTTCGCTTGAATCAATACCGGCAGATTGTACCAGTTGTTCTTGCAAAAGAGCTTCTTGCTCTTTCAGACCTTCAAACACCCGTTTGGTAACGGGGTGGGATTTCCAATCAAGAAAATCTTGTTTTAGGCTCATGGTTATTTCTTATCCCCTTTGGGTTGAGTTTTTTGTTGCTTCAGCTTTTGCTGATGCTCGGCTTCCCGCATAGCTAAGGACTGCTGTCCCTGAGCACTCTTCAAGTTCATGTCAGCCTGCGCTTGTGCAGAAAAGATTCTTTGTTTGTGGACAGCTTCAGCCATTTGGACATTACCCAGCTGTGCTTTGTGTTGCATATCCATCTGATGTTCTTGTGCTTTCATTGCCAACTGTACCGCCTTATCTCGGGCTTCCAGTTCGCCTTTACGTTCCTGTTGTTGCATCTGCATTTGCATCTTCTGCTGCTCCAACTGTCCCTTCATCTGCATTTCCATCAGTTTAGGGTCTGGTGGGGGCTCTGGAGGCATCCCAGTTTGGGCCACTTGTTGATTCAGAAGTTGTTCCCAGTTGGGTTGTTCTTGTGCCTCAAGGACACGTTTAATAACCTCAACAGGATTTAACATGCCAGAAGGCAAAAGTTCCAACAAACCCTGTGCTTTCATGAGCTTCTCTGTTTGAGACACAGCAGTGGGATCAGCTCCGGGGCAAATATCATATTTACTACCAAAATCTGTTTGTTCAACTTGAACATCCACAACATCTGCGTAGACACTGGGGTCAAGATAAACACGGTTCAGATCATAAAGCTTTTTAAACTCTTCAGCAAGGCTTCGATACAGGCGTTTATAGACTGCCGTGAAAACCTTCATACCCTGTTCGATGGAAGCCATCGTAGTGGTTGCTGGAGTGTTTTGTCCCGGCATCTTGCCAGTGAAGATTTCAGCGACACTAGCTAGTTCCTTGCCAGAAGTGATAAGAGAACCCATCAACTGAAACAAAACGGCACTGGGCTCTTTTGTTGGAAGCGGAACAATTTGTTTTTTCAAATCGTCACCAGTAGCGTTAACAGCTTTCCATTCACCTGGACGGAAACCTTGGTCACCCATCCGAATACGAAGACCTTTGCCAAGGAAACCACCTTGGAGGTTATTCAAGGTACCAGCGTCAACCAACTGGTTAATAAGGGTGTTAACAGACTCATTCAATGGGCCAAGGAGTGTACCAAAACCAATATCGTAAAAACTACCGTCTGGATTTGGAACAAAACCAAACTTAGTGTAATACTGAAGGGGTTCAATTTTAACCAGTTTTCCTTCACCATCAACAAAGATACCATCTTCTTCAAACCGAGCAGTGACCCGCAACACTTTACCAGACTCATAGTGGAAAGTGACCACATAGGGTTCTTGGTATCCATCGTCGTCTAGGTCTAGAAAAGTATGCTGTTCAATCAGTTTGTAAGGGGTCGTGTCGTCATTTCGACTTGTCCCTTCACGAGAAGCTGGGGCACCTAAATCCACATCTAAAAAGAGTTTAGCCAGTTGACGCTCTTTTAAGATACGGGGACTCATATCGATTTCTTCTGAGATACGTTCTGCCGTAGCAAGAGAGGTTGCCCAGTAGTTGACAATGAGGTTTTTAGGACTAATTAAATCACTTACAGGAGCTTTTTTAATAGAATCCCAATAGGTCTTTTTGAACATCAACCCAATTACAGGGAGCTGAATAAGCATCTTGTCCATGTTCTCTTCCCAATCAGGGATTTGGTGCATGACTTGATAACTCATATAGCTAGACACACGTTCTGCAAGGGCTAGTTTAGTTCCTTGTGGGTCTTTTCCAATGACTTTTGCTTTAACTACTGCACCATTAGATGGAACAAGAGACGGATAGGCCCTCGCAGCAAACTGCATAGAGGCTGTGGTCATTAAAGGGTATTTGACATTAGAGCTATTTGGCCAAGGAAAAGTGCGGTTTTCTTGAATCTGAGAAGCAAGCTTAACCCAACCTTCTGCTTGTTTTTCCCAAGCAGCCCGACTCTCTTTATCTACATCATATCCCTCTTTAGCCTGTATACCAATCTCAACTAGTTTATCAGCATCCAGGCTTTCAGCAATGTTAACAGACTCAACCAACTCACGAAACTGTTGTTTAGTATCCGGTTGTACTGTTTCTTCCTGCATCGGCGTATCCTGAATCTCGGAGGTCATCTCGGTAGGAATCATCTTCTATTTCTTCTTTCGTAGGAGCCTCGATGAGGGAATCAAGCATCAGTCCAAGATACGCCAACGTATCCACTTGGTCATCGTGCTTACCACGAGGAAAAGTTAAACATTCATTTTCAAAGATGGGATACCAATCTGCATCTTTGTCAAACCGTACACCACCCGCACGCAAACGCGCTTGAATAGAACGGCTACGTGTGATTTTATCTTTACCCCCATGTTTTAAAGGTAGTAGTGTCAGATAAGTATTGGTCTTAATCATTTCCTCACGAAGGAAGGGACCAATTGCTTTTGACACCTGCATTTCTTCAATACCAACAACTTCAAAATTGTAAACACGTTGTAAAGACAACAGGAGGTCTACAATTTCACGACCATCTAAACGATCACGAATCACGTTTTTAACATGGATGATTTTGTTTTCGTCTACTCCAGCAACCATAAAAACAGAATAGTCTGCTTTTTCGTTTTCTGCAATAGCAAGGTCGGCTGTTAAGTAATAATGAAGGGATGCTTTCTTTTCTTCTTCAGAAATACGTTGAAAATCTGTTTTACGGAAGAAAGAAACTGCCTCATCAAGGGGGTAATTCAAATATTCTTGGCTGTAAATGTCTGTTGTACCGTCACGCACAGCTTCTTCATACAGCATTTTGAAGAACTCTGCTGACTTCTTTTGAGGCCAGAGCAGTTCTGAGAAATCTTCATTGTGTGCGCGGTATTTCACCGCTTTCCACATGGATTTTTTAGTAGTGAAGGTTTTTAACCCGACCCTCTTGGTAGCTTTATCACTTTCATTAGGCATCAAACGCTCTAACAAACTGTCCATGTGCAGGATGGTACCCACCATACGAACAATACCACGGTCAGATAAACAAGGCAGCAATGCGCCTTTAAACCACCTACGCATTTTATCACGACGCTCTTTATTCAAAACAAGCTCGTCGTTCTCCATGTCATCACACATAATGATGTCAGGACGGCTACCGTTCCAAATCAATCCACGAAGCTTCTGTTCCGCTCCCTTGGCAATGATACGAAAACGGTGTCCGTCCTCACATTCAACAATGATATCTGTTTCTGAGTCTTTTACAAATTTAACCAGACCCTGTTCATTACGTTTGATACCGAACAGTTCAATGAGTTCTTGGTTTTCTTGTAACTCTTGCTTGAATGTGCCAAGGAAGAGGGCTGCCTGTGATTCGGTATCAGAAACCAGCAGCATAAACTTTCGATCACGAAACAGAAGGGTTGCCAATCCATACCCCAAAGTGACACCAGTCGATTTAGCGTGCAAATGTTAATCCCAGATTGCTCTGGGTATCGGACTATACCTTTATTACGACAAAGAATTGATGTAGGCTATATCAGCTTGAAATTTCTTTCTAGCTTCGACTACACTGTCAGAAAGTTCCTTTTTATCTACAGACATAGTTTTTTGAAATTCTAATGCAAGTAGAGCAACCTCTTTTTTATGGATCATAAATGGTAACAACTGAGCAAGGGCATCTGCGGCTTGTTTTGTAGACAAACTCCAAATCCACTGTGGCTTCCTGTTATATCTATCTCTATTTGGGCCAGAGTTTTTAGGTCTGATTGATCCCCCAAACAAACTCTGAAGCTCTAGAAGAACGTCTTGTTTTGCTTGACAGGCTCCTACTCGTAAGTAGGTTCCTAAATAACTTTTTCCATTTACTACTGATTTGCGATTTTGAATGGTTATAAAACCATCTCCATCAATGAAACCAGCGGCCCACGCAAGCCGATGCGATTTTGACATTTCTTTATCCTTACTGTAATACACCCCGTCTAGTCTCTACACCTTCCCTAGAATAGGGCTTGGCTCGGTATTGCCCACAGGGGGTTTCACCGAATTTGAAGTGTGTTTAACGCGAGGCCAGGATGTTAACCACGCGGTGCCGCTATAGCGACATATTTTTCACTTGAAGTACAAAGGTCCCAGCATTCTTTGTGGAAGGCAGGAGAAGCACTCTGACCATCAAAGCGGCTAGACAGCACCCCACCGACAAAACCCGAGACAACATCTGCTGTTAAAATCATTTCTTCTTTTCCCTCTTGGAAGTCTGACTTTTCAAAGAACCGTCTTTATTTCGAGCAAAAGAACGATTTTCACTTTTACTTGTGACTCGCGTATTACTCAAAGAATTAGCACCTCCACGAGACAAAGGACGCTTGTGGTCTAGGTCTTTTCCATCCCCTTTGTGAGTAATACCCTTTTCGTTGGCTTCTCGACGCAACGTAGTGCGTTTAGAACGTGCTTTGATTTGTTCTGGTTTAGAGTTGTATAACTCATTCTCGCGTTTATAGTCGCGTTTTCCATTTTTCATGAAAGGCGATTTACCATCTCCTTGTTCCCTTTTGACAAATTAATACTTGCCGGGATAACTTGTAAATTATTCCAAACATGTAATCCAGAAACATTTTTTCCATTTAATGGAATAATGTGGTCAACATGCCATTTAAAACCAAAAACCTGTTCACGAATTTTTGCTAAATCGTAAGCCTCACTAAAAATAAACTCAGTCAACTCATCTCCTCGTGAGGATATCCGAGTACGTTTGTGTCGAATGGAGGCAGCTTTATTGCGTTTAGCACGGAAATCCTCTGTCCAGTTAGAGTAAGATTTTTTATTTAGCTCACGCCAGTACTCTCGATTTTCTTGTTGATGCTTTTTTGTAATCGCTTTTTCACAATCTACACAGTGTGAAACAAACAAATGTTTTTGATTTTGACCATGCCAACGATAACGAAAAGGTTTACTTGTCTCTCCACATTTAGTGCAGACTTTATCACACACAATATAAGGCAAGGAACTCTCCAATTATTCTTTTACAACAGCGTCTTCAACATCAATTGTTCGATGTTCCGATGCTATTTGGTCAATTTTCTTTGTAGCCATTTCAGCAAACTTTTCAGCAAGTTTGAGAAGTTTGGCTTCCTGATTTTCTTCTGTCGCAACTTCGTTATCAACCTTATCCAAGATTTCTTGTCGTTGTTGTAAATCAACAGCAACACGGTGAGCGTCTTTCATGTTAACAGGTTTACGTACAACTTCGCCAGATTTCTGGTCAAATTGAAAATCCCCATTAACTAAACGATCCTCAACGACATCCAATGAAGCTTTTACAATTTTCTTCATTTTAGCAGAGAGTTCAATCTTCTCTTGTGATTTAACTTCAGCAACTGCTGTTTTCCACCAATCAGTGGTTTTCCAAACACGTAATGTTACTTCTGGAATATTCAGAATACGTCCAGTGAGTGCTAAATTACCCAACATTAGGTAACTTTGCACAGCTTCCATTTTTTGTTTATCAGACCAATGATGTTTGGTTGCTACAGCTTTTTTTGATGGCATTTACGTTGCTTCTCCGCAGGAAAACATTCCCGCGTACTTAGTTCCGTCAGGAAGTTCAATGATAAATTTTACAGTGCCTGTGGCACGTTTAGAGCATTGCCAAGCAATGTTTGCTCCATCGGGCCAAGAGCCCGTATGGATTTCTTGAGCGACAGCCATCGCTGGAGCGAGAACAGTCATCGAAGTGAACAGGATGATGATGAACTTTTTAAACAAGATGTACTCCTTTATGCGACAGCATATACTTATATTATATCATACTAAGGTACCACTTGTCAAGTGTTTTTTTAAAAAGCAAGAATATTTTTACAAAAACAAAGAAAACACTTGACTTTTTACAAAAGTATGTTATAATAAATATTTATATATTAACAAACATACTCTTTATGGAGTATGTTTGTTTTATAAGTTTCTTTCTTTTTCTTTTATTCTTTGAAAGAGTTTAAGAGAAAACTTTCTTCTTTTCTTTTTCTTTCTTTGTCCTTAACGTAAGCCGAAGGCGAGCCCTGTAGGGGTGAGCCCGTCAAAGAATCCTGTTTAAACGTGAATACATCCCCATAGAGACGTTTATTTTGGTGAGGTAAGGGGCAGGTAGCTTTCCCCTATAAAAACGTCTTGTAGACCCTCCTATAACATTTCT